TTTGAGATTGCGTCATAATACCTCTTGACGTAGGAAAGTCTTTTTCCTTTAGGATACTCAGCAAAGATAGTAAGTGCAATCATGATATACATGAATTGTGGCGTTTCATACACACCACCACTGCTCCTATCCTGCACCAAATACTTATCAACAACCTGACGTAACCCAGCATAGGTAAACAGGAAGTCACGCTCATGATCGATATAACTATTTACCTTTTCAATCTCTTCTTTTGAATATTTGTTAAAAATATCTGCATCATATACTTCTTGATTTACACAAGCATAAATGTGATGTTCAAGACTAGGAAGTTCTCTCATCTTCCCATAAATTTGCTTACGAACTGCAAACAATAGCAATCGTGCAGCAACAAACTGATAGTTTGGATGATCAAGATCAATCAAATCTGATGCAGAACGAATCAGAATCTCTTGAATCTCTTCTGTTGTAATCCCATCATAAAACTGAATACCAGACTTCATCTCTACTTGACTCGCAGAGACTCCTGCAAGACCTCTGGTTGCTTCTTCAACCATTAAATGCATCTTGTCCAAGTCAAGGGGTTCAATTCGACCGTCTCGCTTTTTTACTTTAGTCCCGTTACTCATATCTTTTTCCAAGTAGTGAATTTAAGTTGTGCTTCTAAACCAGAATATGTATTAGATTCTATCATGGATTGAACATCAAGTCCAGATAAAACCATATCATTAATATCTTTATCATCAATGTGAGATGGCCAAATGACTACCCTTCCACCGTTGTTGATTGTACGCTCGATTCTGGATACAATCTCTCTATTGCGTGGTTCGTTGTCATAGATCCAAACAGGATTGCTAATCCCCCAACGACTAACATCAGCGTCAGCTCCGCACATAGCAATCGAATTGCGAATGAAGGTGCTGTCGAAGGGACCTTCTGTGACATAGACAGTTTGATCCATTTGTACTTCATCGAGACCATAGATTTTTGGCGCATCATCATTAATCATCACAGTGATATATTTAACAGACTTAGGATTTCCAAAATCCATGGATCTGCCTTGAATTCCAACTAAAGTTTTTTGATAATACAGAGGGATGATGATACGCGGTTCATCATACTTTGTGTCATCAAAAGTATGCTTAAGTCCATTTACAAATTTTTTGAACTTCTCTGCATAGTAAAATTTATTTACATCAAGTTTTCTAGCAGTTAAGTACCCCTCGGAATTAGGATCCTCAGAACACTTAGGAAGTTGAATCTTTTGTTTAAACTTAGGTGCCTCAAATTTAAATTCAGGTTCCTCAGTAACAAAGTTTCTACCAGTATGTCCTTCCTTGAACTTCTCCATGGTGTATTGTTTATGCACCGCAGGATCTACTTGCTTCAGAAAATTATTGAATGACATCGAAGCACCACAATTATGGCACTTAAAGTTTGTATTTGTTTTCACCGCATACAAATAACCTCTCGTTTTACTCTTGTTCTTCTTCGAGTCCCCACAAATTGGGCAACGAAAGTTATACAGATCCGGTTTTACTCTTTTAAACTTCTGTAATTTACATGACAAAAGATTGATGTACTTAACATCAATAAAATCCATAATTTACTATCCAAGCATTCTAACTATAGCAGATTGCTGAGGGGTCGTCAATGACCTGGTTTGATTTTGTGGAAAAAATACAGAGAAAAAATCCGCAGACTTAATAATTACAACAGCAGCGGTTGCAACTCCTACAGTGATCCAACGAAATCTTGATATATCATTTACTCTCCTTTCAACATTATCTACTTTTTCTTCTACCTTTTCAATCAATTTCATAATCGCTTCGTTTGTTTTCTCTCCTTCATCCAAGCGATTTTCATGACGCTCTAAAATAATAGCAACTCTATTGCTATTGTCAGATATAGTCGCTACTGCACGTTCTAACTTATCTAACATTTCCTTAGATAAGTCTTCGTATATATCTAATTTAGATTCAAGAACTTGAAGTTTTCCGAACATTTTTCCTTAGGTATTCCAACCAATTTTTTCTGGAACCATGACCACCTGTCATATATTTTTTCTTTCTTCTTACTGGGGGATCATCTCCCGCTTCAACTGATCCAGCAATCTTACCATGCCCCATAGACATCGTAGGCATCTCCTCTTTGAGGTGATGCTCTCTTATAATACCTATGATTCGATTAATCTTGCTGTCCTTCATTGTAAATCTTGTACAAACTTTCTAAACAACCCATATCAACTTGTATATCATGAATATAGCACTTTGGATATTCTGGAAGACGGTTTAAAAATACTATGAATGTTTTCATAGTTGACCACAAATCTTGTTCTATTTTAAAAAATAGCATTGGAGTTGTAGCATCACCAAAGATGTTATAAAGAATAATAAAATGATTTAGTAAAAGATGGGTTTTAAGTTGTCCAGTCTTTTGATATCGTTTCAGTAATCTTTTAACGTACTTAAAATGATTTAAGTCTTTATCAAAGTCTTCCTTCGTTACTGCCTGGGGATTCTGATAATTTTTAATCGCGAATAAGAGAAAATTCTCTTCGTTCAATTCACTAAAAATCATAAATTATCAAGCAAGTGGATTTCCGTCATAGAGAGGTGCATTACCTGTACTAATACCAGACATTGCAACCAGAGTTTCTTTCTTAACTCTCAGATTTCCTGCATTATCAACATAGGTTGTAACACCAACCCATCCAGTATGATCGAGATCGTAAGCAGTTCCTGCTGATTGATCTGCGCCACCTGCTGCTACACCATATACGAACGAATCGTAATCGCCATTTACTTCGCTACGAGCTGAATCGAGAACGGTATATTTTGGAAGTTGGGAGACAGTAAAGTTTGCACCTGCAACTTCTGCGCCAGAAAGACCAGCGGTAGATCCAATTGTAAGATTCTCAGAATTAGCAATACTTACAACAACTGCATCGCCAACGCCAGTGATTCTAACTACATCACCGACTGAGCAACCTCCAGCAATGCCAAAGCTTGTGCCGGCGCCGGTCAGTACACCAGTTTCATATGCCAAACTTACCGTTCCTTCTGACCCAACGGCATCGTTATTTCCCCAGAGTGCCATGTCTTTTCCTAAAAATTTATTTGCTATTAGATATTTATAAAAAAAGAGACCTCATAATTTGGGTCTCTTACTGCGATAATACCAGTTAGAAAAATTAACTTTTCAGTCAGATTCTTCTCTAGCAACCATCGCTTTCTTAACTACTTCCAGCAGTTGATCATCCATATCAGTCTTGGTCAGCTTAACCGCTTTACCCAAGATAATAAGACAGATCTCAACCAATTTTTCACCGAGTTCTTCGTTTTCTGGAATTTTGGCAACTGCATCGGAAATTACCTTTGACGCAAGTGGGAGTAGGAATGCAAGCATGATGACCTCAATAGACTATATTCTATATATTCTCAATGAACTCCTTAAAGGTTTTTTTAGATTCTTTTAGTTTGCCAGAACGAGGATCAATTTCTCTTCCCATTTGATCAAATGCACGTTTAGGAAGCATTCTCTTTAACTGTTTTTCGTATGCTGCTTTCCTCTCATCCTTTTTCCTCTGCTCTTCGCCACCATAATATGCTTCACCAAACATTTTTGGACCTTTAGTTTTTCTTTCTGCAGCAGATCTTTCACCCTCTGTCGCACCTTTCTTTGCAAGATTTCTTATCTTAGCAAGACGTTGATTTTTTCTATGCTCTTTAGGATCAATTGCGAAAGATTCTTTAGTCTCCTTTTTCTCAGGAAGTTTATCGTGCTTAGTCTTAGCAAACTTCTTCACGTCGGACTTGGACATGGAGGTTGCAGCTTTGGCAACCTCAGGCGACGGCGAGGCCATTTCCCCCTTTTGAGTCGCTCTAACCATCCCGAAGAATCTTTGTTGCGCTTTGGAGACTGCTGGCATTCCTCACTCTCCTTTTTTCTTGGTGTCGATAATAGCTCCTTTTCCATACTTACCTCTAATGTCTGCCTTTACCATATCTAGGGCTGACATGCCAGATCCTTGTTTTTTCTTAACAGGACCCTTAGCAAATTTAGGAGGACGACGATAATCAACATTACCATCAACACCACCACGCTCCATGCGACGATCTCTCAGAGAATCTTCGGTTGCTTCACCCATCGCTTTGGTGGGTGCTTCAGACTTTTTTGAGAGTTCTTGCTTTCTCTTCCTAGCAATCATAGCATCAATATTTGCCTTTCTTTTTTGAAGGGCAATTTCCTGAGTAGACATTGATGCTTCTTCGCCAATCTTCTCCTTACGTCCTACACCAGAACCTCTATAAGTTGTTGTTTTTTCAACAGGACCTCTACCAGACTCATATCCCTTCTTAGCAACTCTCTTTATACGATCAACAATAGATCCTGCTTTTGCTTTTGCTTTTGCAGGTGCTGCTTGAACGGTTGCTTTTGCTTTCATTGCTTTACCAGCAGCGCGAGCAGTTCCCATAATTGCTTTCTTTGCAGCAGACTTAACTCTATCTTTTAAAGATGTTTTGCTCGCTGCTTTTGATGCTGCTACTGCTGAATCATAGTAACCTTCATCCAAGGTATTCAATGCAGACTCAATACCAAACTCAACATCATCCTCAGAGAATCCTTCTTCAATCAGTTCTTCATATACACTCTCAACAACATAATCAAACTCATCTACTTCAGTTTCCTCAAGCAGAGTTCCACCGATTTCTTCAACAGATTCACCAAGTTTTGGATTTATTTTTATCTTATTATCTACTTTTTTCTCTTTAATCTTTTTTTCGGTTTCACCTTCACCCATAACTTCAGAAAGATCTTGTCTCCAGTTAGAGAAACTTTCTCCCATTGAAGTGGTAATTCTTTTCTTTCCGTCAGCAGAAGGAACAAACTCTCCAAACTTACCTGATTTAGGATCATTATGATCTACATCACCATCAACATCAGAATCAACTCTCTTAACTGCTTTCTTAACTAACTTTTTCAAATCTCCAGAAGGAACTTCAACATCTTCCTTTTTATACTCAGGATGATCATCAAGTTTCATGCCGCGCTTTTTCTCAAGACGTGCTTTTCTTTCGGCAGTTCCCTTCTCTGGATCCAAGTCACGAACACCTTCACTCATTCTCTTTTTCATCGCTTTAGCAATTGCCTTACGACGCTTGTGAAGATACTTATCAGACTTATCAGTATCGCCATCATTATCGATGTCAGCATCCTCTCTTCCTACTGGATCGAGTTGCTTTTCTTCAAAATGTGGATTCTTCATAGAAGTTCCCATTTTTTCCATATCTTTACGTGCCTTCTCATTATTCTTTTGACGCTTCTTCATATCAGTCTCAAGATATGAATCGTCTTTTTTCTCGGCAATAGAATCCTTATAAATTCTTGAGAGATCGTTAAGATGAGTCATTAGTATAGTGCTTTACTTTTTAGCCTTATACTTATTTATGAAGTTCTTAATTTCTTTCATACCTGTCATTCTCATCGCATACTCACGATGAGAATCTGTTCCCACTTCTCTCTGATCAGCAGAAACTCCATCAGCACCTGGGTAATTTACAATTGCTTCATTAACATCACGAATCCAGGACTTGAACATATAGTTCTCTTTTGTCACACAGATTAAATGATTAGTTCCTCTACGAATGATTTCTCCAATTAATCCAGTATTTAAATTTTCTACAATATCGCCAATCTTGTAAATCAGACCATTGACGTACTGATTGCGTAGTCCTTTTGGATCAAACTTGGGAGCAATCTCCCACATCTCAACAACTTCTTTTTTCTTTTTCTTTGCACCCATTCCCTGACGGACTGCATTGAATAATGCTTGAGTGTCACCATCATCAAGCGACTTTGGCGTTCCTTTTCTGAATGATTCAAAGTCATCATCCATAACTGCTTTACGCATTTTAGATGCAGACATTCCTGCTACACCTTCAGCATCTGCATCTCTTACACCAGCAGAGATGACACGAATCAATTCAAAGTTATAAAGTTCTCCATTATATTTTTGTGCCAAGTTCTCAAATTCTGCTTGGCGATCAGATCCGACAATAATATTGACACTGGCATATCCTTGTTCAGATGCTGTTACAAGAACATTGAAAATAGACTTCATCTCAGGATCATTGACAATGTTCTCTTCATACTCAGGGAACATTTTTTTCATGTATGAAATTTTCATATCAGGATCCAATGGATTCTTTTTAGGATCCTGAGAACGCGATGGATAGATTTTTAAATCTCCACCAACTGATGCTTTCTTTGCTGCAGCAAGTAATTTACCATGACCAACCGTTGGAGGATTGAAACGACCAAAAGCAACTGTCAGAGTTTCTTCAGAAACTCTTTCGCCATCCTCAACCTCTCCTGCCTTTGCTTTCTTTTCTCCACCCTCTTCAGGTGCAGGTTTCTCAGGTTCTGCTTCAGGTTTTTCTTGTGCTTTGGATTGTGCTGCTGGTTTGTCATCCTGCGGTTTTGCTTTTTTCTTGTTGACAAACTTTAACTTACCATCTTCAGTGGTCGCAACAAATTTACCACGGGAGTCTAACCACCCACCGTGACCATCACTTTTGAGGTTCAGTTTTTTTGCCTGCATCGATGCCTGCGACTGTGCCTCGTTCAGAAACTGAAAGAAACTCTTCATTGATATTGTTAGTCCTTATACTATATTTAGCGTTTACTCTAGCTTGTAATATGCAGCAGAGTATTTAGATTGACTTGACGCATAAAGATACAGATCTTCAACCAATTGATTTCTCTTATCACCTTTAACACCTTCAATTCGATCAAGCAATTGAGTAACTTGTAGTTTTGAATACAACCAAGAATCAGGTGCTTTCATTACAGTATCTGAAACTTTCTCTCTTCCTGCTTTAGAATATTTTTTATATCCTTCAAGAATATCTGCATAGACACTAGCATCTTTACTTTTTACTTTTCTTGCAGCATCAGTTGGAATTACTTTAATCCCATGATTTTTAAGAATCATATTTACAGGACCAAGAGATATTTTTCCTTGATTTGCTTGAGAACCTTTTACTTCCCCCTGCCATCCTGTTAAGGAACTTGGTCCTCCAAAAGAACGAAATTGAATCTTCGTTCCTCCACTAATATTAATATATCCATCCATTGAAGTATCACTATAAGTATATCCTTCATATTTTTTTGTTGTTTTCATGTCTTTGAAGACATTTTTCAAATCAATCTTTGCAGTTCCCATGATCTTCTTAAGAGAAACACCAATGAGAGTATTGTTTTCAATTCTCTCTTGCATACATTGATTCAGTCCTAAAATTGTTTTTTCCTCATCTAAACAAGTAATATCAAACTTATCACTTACAATGTAAATATCTGCTGGGGACCACTTGTTAAGGTCCATTCTAACTCCTTCAAGTTTTTTAATTCTCTTGAAATTATTTTCAATTCTATCTACAGTTTTTGATCCGCGATGAAAAACAAATTTACCTTTGCCACCAAAAGTATCCCAAAGTTTATTTGCACCTAAAGTGCATGAAGCAATCCATATGTCAGGTAAATCATTCAACATGCTGTCAGTTTTTTCATCAGTATCAAACATGGATGAAAACTTCTTCGCATTTGCTTCAGTAACATCTGCATTTGTAATATGCCTCTTTAGACCAAAAGCAATTGCAGCATACAAACATTGAGATGCTTCTGTAAGTTTAGTGAGAGCAGCACCTGCACCAGATCCAGCAGATCCTCCTTTCTTTTTATAGATTAACTGAACATTTCCACTTGGAGTATCAACCTGAGTTCCCGTAAATGAAGACTTGCTTGCAGGTGCAGGACCATATTTTATTCTATTCTTATCAAGAATTCCTTGTATTTCTGCTCTTGCTCCATCTCTATCACCAGTAATAACCCTAATTTCAGTAACTTTCGCAGTTGCTTTAATTACTTGAGTTTCATAGTCTTGAAGAGCTTCGTTTAAAGCAAGTAAAACTTCAGACTCTGTTGCCATGGTTTTTTTAGGTATTTATGGAGTTATGGGGACTCGAACCCCAAACCCCCTGCTTGCAAAGCAGGTGCTCTACCAATTGAGCTATAACCCCGAAAAAAGGCGTCAGAGTTTGCCTCCGACGACGCCACTATTTACAACGTAAGTATAGTCTTGTAATGTACCCTCTTGCAAGCATTTAAGGTGCCAGCGTGTAATTTGAAGTACCCCATCTTCTGTGCCCCCAGTAATAAAGTGAGCACCTAATGGATTTTTTAAGATAGAAGTGAAAAGACCGAAACGTGTCTTCTTAATATAGAATGCATCATCAATCCACTCAACATCCTCTGGGATATTTTTCTCAATGGTGTTGTTAGGACCTAGACTTTGCTCTAGAGTTGGTTTTTTAACAGTATCAGTTTTGATCATCAGTTTTATCTTTTTTATTAAATCCAAAAGGTCCAGTTAGTTTTTCTTCCAAAGCAAGTTTGAGAGCAACACCACCAAGACTTTCCATAACTTTCAGAATATCCTCGGGTTTTGCTTCTTCTCCAAGTTCTTTGGCAACATACCAATACTTAGGCCAGAATGATTCACCTGCCTTTTGGTAATCTTCAAGCGTCAGTAGTTTCATTACTCAATGCCTCCTCAATTTTTTCATCCAATGCAACGATTACTTTTCTAATTTCTACGGTTCTTGCTGAAGGAAATTCATAACTATCTTTTGCGGTAGATCGAAAAAGTGCCTCACGAATTTCTGCTGCTTGACGTACTTCTAGTTCAATGTTAATCACAGGTCTCCCTCCAAATGTTTGTCTATCTGTTGTGAAATCTCTCTAATTTTAAGAATACCTTCATCAGAGAAGAAACCAGGATGATCCTTTGTATACAAGAACAGATGATGACGCAAAACAATTGCGTCACGTCTATCCAGTTCAAGGTTGATCACAGGTCTCCCTCCTTACGATTTTCGGAATTATGAACATCAAAACTACCACCAGGATAACGAGACTGAAGTTTCTCAACATTCATCTCGATGACTTCATCAAAGGTGGTGTCCAATGCCATACATGCTTGCGCCAAATACCAACAAATATCACCAAGTTCACGCTTCATATGAAAGATATTTTCTTCAGTGTAAGGTTTACCTTGCAAGAAAATTTTCTTTACGACTTCAGTAAATTCACCAGACTCAGCAGTCAAACCAAGTGCGGCAGTCATAAGTTGAGTGACGTTGCAGTCATTGACTTCGAGTTCACTCAGACGAGCAGCAAGAATAGGCCAATCAAGACTCGGAGGACTAGTCACTCCTTCCACAAATTCAAGGTATTTTTTAGTATCTACGGTCATGAGAAATCAACGGGTTGTAGTTCGCTTTCAGGTAAAATGTTTTGTTCAGGAAGTTCCAAATCTGAATCTAGTGCAACATGAGGTACATCCACAGTCTTTGGTGGGTGTGGCAGATAAACCTTGGTTACAGTTGCATCTGGATAGAGTTCCAGAAGTCTGTCAACATCCCTCTTCATTCCACAGTGCATTTGAGGTACACCATTAGGATGATTTGGGATCTTTACCTCATAGTAGTGAGGTGCATCTTGTCTAGCAAGTTCATTTCTAGATCTAGTGCTTAACTCAGAATTGGAATCCATCAAAGGTTTTCTTTGGTTTTTGTTCTTCATAAGTATACTCTTCTTCTTGCCCACTGTCAAGAATGTCATCTTGTGCCGACTGCTCACAATCATACAAACGCATCTTGGCACGATCAATACCAACTACAAAACGTTTAAAGACATTGAGATCATTATATCGATTCTTCAATTGCTTCACCATAATTTGTCCCAACTCCTCAAGCTCATCTGTAGAAATAAGGGCAAACATAAGATCAGCAGTA